ACCGAGCGACTTGTGCAGGCGCGCGCGCGACTGATCGGGCATATCCAGATCGCCGATCACGTCAAGCGTCTGCATCAGCAGGTCGGGGTCAAAGTCGGTTTTTGCCACAAGGGCGTTTTTGGCGGCGTCGGCCATCTCTTCGGCCAGCAGCGTCTGCACGTTGCGGCTAAAGCCCTGCGGCATCGACCAGCCGTGGCGGATAGCGTGGCGGCCAATGGTGAGCGCCCCGGTATAATCACCGGCGTCAACGCGCCACAGCATCACGTACATCAGCACGTCGTCCTGCTGCGCGCCGTCGGCGACCAGCACGCCGTCCACCCATGGCACGTATTTCGGCAGGACTTCCACCTTGATTTCGGCCTTCTTCATGGTGGACTGAATGCCCTTGAGGCGGCGACGGTCTTCGCCGAGCTGCATCAGCATCAGGTCATAGCCGCTGGCGTGGCGAACACTGCCGCCCTGACGGGCGGCCTGTTCAGCCTGGACGCGCTGGCGGTGCTGCCGTGCGGGACTCAGGCTCATGGCTTACGCTCCCGCACCGCTGTCAGCGTTTTCTTTTGCTGGCGGTGGCGGCAGAATCTCGATGTTTTCAACCAGCGCAGCGCAGCGGTAATCCTCGACTACATAGGCTTCATTGACCGATTCGAAGTTTTCAATGCGGTCACGTTTCGGGTTGTCGATGAGCGAGCGGCGGCGGGATTCCTCCTGCCAGTAAATAGACAGGTTATCCAGGCGGGTAATCAGCACGGCGTTGGCCGGGAAGTACGGCGCACGCACCGCCTGCAGGCCGCCCATGCGTTTCTGGCTGATGATGAGGTCGGCGGCCAGCTTGTTGGTGTTGTCCTGCTCGTTGTTAACCAGCGGGAAATACTTATCCGCCAGCAGCTCACGCCCGCAGATCACCACCAGTTCGTCGTCGTCCTGGAAAATCGGGTCAATCAGCTCGTTTACCGCGTCCATTACCAGTGCGTCGAGGTTGGCATAAACGCCGCCCTTGCCCACCTTCACCGGCTCGGCGGTGGTTTCGCCGTCTTTGGTCACGCTGCCCAGCACGTTGTCCGGCGCATCTTCGCGCACCTTCTGCAGCCAGCCCTTATTCACATCCTGCAGCAGCGGGTTGGCGATACGATTTGAGGTTTTGGCGCGCTCTATGCCGTTAAAGCCGATCATGATGCGGTCCAGCGCCTGACGCTTCACGATGGCGTCACGGATGCGCGTCTGGAAGTCCTGGAACTTCGCCCACAGATCCAGCTTCGCGTAGGTGATCGCTGTATCAAAGTTGGTCTGCTCGCATTTGTACTCAATGTCCGACATCGCGGTGGGATCGGACGGCTCGCGGTCTTTGGCGGTGGTGTCGGTGGTGCCTGCGATGGTGCTGCCGACGCCGAGGCCCAGCAGCTGGCCGGACTGGTCGGTCACGCCAATGACGTTAACCAGCGTCAGAAATGCGGTGGACTGCTGGATGGTATCTTCCAGCGTCTGCGCCACGGACGGCTCAACGCTGAATTTGCCGGACAGCTCGGCCTGTTCGACCTTATAGACTCGCGCCAGCTGCACCAGAAAGGCGTTGAAGGCAAAGCGGGTAAGTTTTTTCATGGGATATGCTGCTCCTTTAGCAGTTGGTCAGGTGTTCGGCTGGCGCATTGCCACCCGGTGCGCGCTGGCGGAAATCGGCGCGACTGTCTTCACGGCCCAGCTGCTCTTTCAGTTCGGCTAAGTCCGCTTTCTGCTTTTTCAGGTCGGTCAGCTGCGTTTCCAGTTCGGCTTCAAGCTTGCTCAGACGCTCCGCCTGCTCGCCCAGCGTTTTGTCGGTGCGGGTGCCATAGTTCTGGTGTTCAGTGGCAATCAGCTCCACCGCCTTATGCACGTCAGAAAATCGCGCATCGTCGGACTGCTGCTTTTTGCTGAACAGCGCGGTGACGCGGGCAAACAGCGCGGGCTTTTCCTCCACCACTTCCAGCTCGATCACTGTCTCGGTAGCGGCGGTAAACAGGTTTTCCGGGTGCTGCTTGCGCTTTGCCAGCGGGTTGTGTTGCGCGCTCGCGCTGAAGGCCAGCATCTCGGTGCCGAGGCTGGCCGGATCGTCTGTAGCAGCCAGGCCAACCAGATAGGCTTTGCCGGTGTCGGCAAACTTGGTGCTGACCTCCATGGAGGTGAAAAGCTTCTGTCCCTTTTTAACCAGTTCAACAAGGGGTTGAGTTGGCAGGATGTCGGCATACAGCGCCAGCTTTCCGGCCAGCGGCCCGTCGGTGATTTCCTCCGCAACCAGCGCGCTCACCGTGCCATAGCGGTTAAAGGTGCTGTCCGGAGCGTAAGACTTGAGGTGCTCCAGATTGATGGTTGCGGTGTAGACCTGCGGGTTATAGGCGTCGGCCATCTGCGTCAGCCATTCGCGGGAAATTTCGCGTCCGTCCGTGGTGGCACCTTCCACCCCGATCCGAAAACGTTTTGCAGTTACTGTCATGAGCCAGGCTCCGTTGAGATAAAACGCTTAGAAGCCTTATGTTTGCGGTTCAAAGGGGTGTGAAACAACGCGCGCACGTTGTGCGGCCAGCCACACAATGAGAGACGGCGGAAAAGGGACCGGCGGGGCCGTATTTTGGGGCCATGACAACGACACTCGCCCCCGAAGACCTCGATCCCCGCAGGCAGGCCATGCTGCTGTACTTTCAGGGATACCGTATCGCCCGCATTGCTGAAATGCTGGGAGAGAAACCCGCAACCGTTCACAGCTGGAAGAAGCGCGACAAGTGGGGCGACTACGGCCCGCTTGACCAGATGCAGCTGACTACCGCCGCGCGCTACTGCCAGCTGATCATGAAGGAGACAAAAGAAGGGAGAGACTTCAAGGAAATTGACCTGCTGGCGCGCCAGTCAGAGCGGCACGCCCGCATTGGCAAGTTCAGCAACGGCGGCAACGAGGCGGATCTCAATCCGAACGTAGCGAACCGAAACAGCGGCCCACGCAAGCCGCCGGAAAAGAACGTGTTTACCGACGAGCAGGTGGAAAAGCTGCAGGAGATTTTCCACGGCTCCATGTTCGGCTACCAGCGCCAGTGGTGGGACGCGGGCAACAAGCACCGCATCCGCAACGTGCTTAAGTCTCGCCAGATTGGTGCCACCTACTACTTTGCCCGCGAGGCGCTGCTGGATGCGCTGACCACCGGGCGCAACCAGATTTTCCTGTCAGCCAGCAAGGCGCAGGCGCACGTCTTCAAGCAGTACATTATTGAGTTCGCTAAAGAGGTAGACGTAGAGCTGAAAGGCGATCCGATGACGCTCAGCAACGGCGCGTGCCTGTACTTCCTCGGCACCAACGCCCGCACCGCACAGAGCTACCACGGCAACCTGTACCTGGATGAATACTTCTGGATCCCGAAATTTCAGGAGCTGCGCAAGGTAGCATCCGGCATGGCGCTGCACAAGAAGTGGCGCCAGACCTATTTTTCCACTCCTTCCAGCCTGACGCACAGCGCCTATCCGTTCTGGTCCGGCGGCCTGTTCAACCGGGGCCGCGCCAAGGCGGACCGCGTGGACATCGACCTGTCGCACATGAGCCTGTCGCCGGGCCGCTTCTGCGATGACGGCCAGTTCCGCCAGATTGTCACCGTCGAGGATGCCGTGCGCGGCGGCTGTAACCTGTTTGACCTCGACCAGCTGCGACTCGAATACAGCCCGCCGGAATACCAGAACCTGCTGATGTGCGAATTCGTGGACGATCTGGCATCCGTGTTCCCGCTGCAGCTGCTGCAGAAATGCATGGTGGACAGCTGGGAAATCTGGAGCGACTTCGAAGCGCTGGCGCTGCGGCCGTTCGGCTGGCGCGAAGTGTGGATCGGTTACGACCCCGCGAAGGGTACGCAGAACGGCGACAGCGCCGGGTGCGTGGTGATTGCCCCGCCTGCCGTGCCGGGCGGCAAGTTCCGCATTCTGGAGCGCCACCAGTGGCGCGGCATGGACTTCCGCGCACAGGCCGAGTCCATTAAAAAGCTGACGCAGCAGTACAACGTGACCTATATCGGCATTGACTCCACCGGCGTCGGCCTCGGCGTGTATGAGAACGTGAAGATGTTTTTCCCGGCGGTGAAGGAGTTTGTTTATAACCCGAACGTCAAAAACGCCCTGGTGCTGAAGGCGTTCGACATCATCAGCAGCGGGCGTCTGGAGTTCGACGCCGGGCACCTCGACATCGCACAGTCATTTATGGCAATCCGCCGCGCCACCACGGCCAGCGGCAACCGCCCGACCTACGAAGCCAGCCGCAGCGAAGAAGCGAGCCACGCCGATCTGGCGTGGGCGACCATGCACGCGCTGGCAAACGAACCGCTACAGGGCGAAGCCGCCCACACCGGCAACATTATGGAGATTTTTTAAATGAGCAAACGCAGGAACCGCACGCGCACGCAGCCCGTGCAGCAGGAACAGATGACCGGCGGACCGGAGGCGGAAGCGTTCACCTTTGGCGACCCGGTGCCGGTGCTGGACCGCCGCGAGCTGCTGGACTACGTGGAATGCGTGGTGATGGATAAATGGTATGAACCGCCGGTGAGCTTTGACGGGCTGGCTCGCACGTTCCGCGCCGCCGTTCATCACAGCTCGCCAATCAACGTAAAGCGCAACATTCTGACCAGCACCTTCATCCCGCATCCGCTGCTGAGCCAGCAGGCGTTTAGCCGCTTCGTGCAGGACTATCTGGTGTTCGGAAACGCTTATCTGGAGAAGCGTACCAACAGGCTCGGCGGCGTGCTGGCGCTTGAGCCGGCATTGGCAAAATTCACGCGACGCGGCACCGATTTAGACACCTACTGGTTCGTGCAGTACGGCATGAACACGCAGCCCTATCAGTTCACCAAGGGCAGCGTGTTTCACCTGATGGAGCCGGATTTAAATCAGGAGGTTTACGGCCTGCCGGAATACCTTTCGGCAATTCCGTCCACCCTGCTAAACGAGTCGGCAACGCTGTTCCGCCGCAAATACTACCTTAACGGCAGCCACGCCGGTTTCATCATGTACATGACCGACGCCGCACAGAATCAGGAAGACGTGAATAACATCCGCCAGGCAATGAAAAGCGCTAAAGGGCCGGGCAACTTCCGCAATCTGTTCATGTACTCGCCGAACGGGAAGAAGGACGGGATTCAGATCATCCCATTGTCAGAAGTGGCGGCTAAGGATGAGTTTCTGAACATCAAAAACGTGAGCCGTGACGACATGATGGCCGCGCATCGCGTGCCACCGCAGATGATGGGTATTATGCCCAATAATGTTGGGGGATTTGGGGATGTAGAGAAGGCCAGCCGGGTGTTCGTTCGTAATGAGCTGCTCCCTCTCCAAAAGCGTTTGGAGGAACTGAATATATGGCTTGGAGAAGAAGTTATATCATTCTCAACCTACTTGTTAAAATAAAATAAAAACCATTTTAATTGCCCAACCTACAAACACCCTGAATATTAAAATCTCAGGGTGTTTGTAGGGAATTACATGCACTACCGAGGTTTTATCGCATCACCATAATAAATAACCACGGTATCATTGAAACGACTCATCCAATGTAAGAATGTTTTCGGGATTACAGTTTTCCAATTCATTACATTTGTGAAGTATCTAATTTCATTATCTTTGAGATAAATTGCCCATACTTCACCTTCTTTGCCAAAAATGGCCATCCCCTCCATGTAAGTGTAAAACCCTCTCACCCCGCCTTGATAGGCCCTACCAATGAAGGTGTCAATATTATCCCGTTCACCAATTTCCTCCATGACGTTCTTCAACTCAAAATAATAATCACCCATTAGATGATATAAACGTTGAAGTTCCATCTCATTTGCAAATCCTAGAAGAAATAGGTGGTCTTCAGCACACCGAAACTCACCATTGAAAGAAGCCCCTATTCCTCTCCAATGCTGGCAACTGGCAGTTTCACTAATTTTTATAAAACGCTTGCCATCAAAAACATTGCGTCTAAAACTCAGTTCTCCGAAACCATCCCCCTCTGGGTTATGGATACGAGCATAAGCCGAGTCTCTTGATACAAAAACAGCCTCTCCAGTAATGGATCCTGTATGTGCTCCATTCATGACGTTTAGTTCGAATAAAAATCCA